GTGTTTCGTTTTTCGGTACATCAGATTTACCATCACAGTACCAACTAAACTGACATTTGTGTTTGCCACGATGAAATCCCTGATACACTACCTTGCAAGCATCATCAGGGAAAGCATCGTTTGCTACACGATTGAGAACCACATGTGCTACTGCATACTTTCCTGCCATAGGTTCACTACGTGCCTCGTGATACACGTTCAATGCAATACATGTAAGCATAGCTTCAAGCATAGACATCATCCCATTGCCAATCAAACCACACAGGCTTGTTACGTTTACTCCAGACCATATCAAAGCGATGCTGCTTGGTCATATAAAATTTACGATAGCTATCGACAGGCCAATCATCACCTGTCTTCAAGTGTGTGTACTCACTGAAGCACTCAGGGTGTGCAGTAGGATCACCTGCGGGTACATACTTGGCACCCTCACGCAGTGCTTCCAAGTGTCGTGTTGATGCATGTTCCCTGCCGTATCGGTAGGTGTACTCCAAACACATATGGTTCCACAGTCGGAAAGCATACATGTAATTTGTACGTGTCTGTCCTGCCCACAGTGTGCATGGATGCTTGGCATGTGCCACACGGTATAGATCGTGATCGTCAGCGAACTCAGGGTTAGCCTGACGCACCACAGTGCATAGCATCTGCGCTTCTTCCAGTGGCATCTTGACCACATGCTTGTCACACAATGACTGTGCAATCTCTTGCGGTGTGTTAGCAATTATGAAACGGTTCATTACCAATCCTTTCTGGTTTTCCAGTATACCCAACATGTGCAGCAATGCTCCTTGCCAAACAAGAAATCAATTAGCCATACGATATTGGGCAGGTTATCTTTTCTCCACTGCCAGTTTCTGGCACTGAATGTTTGGTTGTTACTACCACCAAGTAATACGTTAATCAATACACTTAGGGCTATCAGAACTCGGCTTAGGTATCGGCCTGTCTGACCAATCATCGCACGGGTCATCATGCGGTGGCATCGGCTTGTTTGACGATGTTGATATGTATTCGGTATCCATCATGTAAACTCTCCGCATCTGAGGTGAGAACCACTTGATCCCCTGCCTCTGCATATTGTTTCAGCTTCTGAATGCTGATACGTTTGTCACCACGTTTTACACTACGGTAAAACTTTACGTCTACCTCTGTGCCATCAGCATACTCACCGACCACTATAAAATGCGCACGTTCTGTCCTTTGGCTTTCTACATCCCACCATTCTTCTGTAAAGAACTTATCGTCGTAGTTCATGCCAAAGTCATGATCCAGAAACTCTCGCACAGATTTGTTGGCATCAATGATGCTCTTGTCTAGCATCGTTTTCGTTAGTTTGATTTTAGCTTCCATCATATTATATCCTTTCAGTAGTTGTTCTGATTGTGTCTGCCCATTGCTTAACTGTTTCTGCGTCAGCAATCCATATTGCATCTAACCCTAAGTCATTTGCTATTTCTTCTGCTTCGATTGCATCCCCACAGTCACCTAGTGGGTGTAAGTTACCTAAACAACTTAGTGCAAACCATTGTCTGTCTTTGCTTTCATAAGCCATGTTTACTCCTTACTGTATCATAAATGGTGCTTCATGTATGAAGTCATATTGTTTGTATTCTTCCATTTCAAATTCGCCACACTCCACAAAGTCAATCTGGTCTGCGTCTGGATGCTCGTGTTGAGCCAAACGCATGGCAAACTCTGTGGCACTGTGCCAATCATTGATTGCGGGGTAAGTGTCATCCAACTGGATGCAACTTTCCACCCCATCTATTTCAACTACGATTTCGTAGCCCATTATTTTCATGAACTTGCTCCTTTCGCATATAGATATGGTCTGTTTCTGTGATCGCCAACGACCATGCTTGGCTGTAGCTGTAGCATAGCACGTTTGGCTGTACGTACAGGTGTCGTGTCATACACATCAACGAATGTGTCAAACTTGTATGGGTTGTATGACACAAGTGTGTAGTCCAGATAGTCTGGATGATACTCTGGATCAAAGTCATCAAAGTGTGTGATCTCACCACGAACAAATGCATGAACATTCTTCTTGCCCTCACGCAGGACACGTTCACGCCCTGCCTTACGTACCACAAACTTAGGGTCACGAATGTGTACCTTGTCAGTGTGTAAGATTACTCTGCCAGTGGAACACTGACGAACAGACCATGTGTATTTGTGTAGGTTAAAATAAACTTCAACTCGCATTGCTTTGCTCCTTCACATACTTCATTGCGATACGTTTGTTGTGTGTAATGATGACCACACGATCATGATCATCATACACAACCCATTTGTTTTTATGCTGCACTAATCTCACTTAGTTTGGCCTCAACTTTTTTCAACTTGACACGCAGTTCACGACGTTCATTACGCAGTGCGGTACGCCCGTCTTGTACATAACGTGGTTCAATCATACCAATACGTTTCAATACTTCACACCGATATATAATGCGGTTCAAGTATTCGTTCAAGTCGTTTGCCATTTGACGCATAGTTTTATTGTCCCAATTCTGCACGATGTAATCGTCAATCGGTGCATAGTTGTATGTGTAAGACACACATTTTTTCATGTGGAATGTGTGTTCAGCATACAATGCAGGTTGTGTTGAACGAACAGATTTAAAGATTGCAGTGTTAGACATAGGGTATACTCCTTCTATTAAGATGCTAGTTTACGGGTTAGTGATTTGTTTTTACGTGCGATCTTACGATCACGTTTCCAATCGTCACGTTTAGGTTTCTGTCCGACATCGGACACTTTTGATTTAGAAAACTTAATAAAGTTTTGCATTTCGCATTTCATTTTGCTTTTCCTTCTTACTAGGTTTGCGTTTGTTGCCCTTCTTGGGCGGTACTACCTGCGGAGCTTTGCGCTGCTGTAGCAATGCTCTCGCCACTGGGTTTATCACCCCAGATTTGTTTGTCGATTTCATTTTGCAACTCCTGCAATGCTGCGATCAGACTAGGCAAAGTCTTGTCATATCTGATCGGGTTGTCTAGGTCACTCACATCTGCAACTTCCTGTACAGATGTGATGCCATTTGAAATGTGTTGAGCAATGGATATTTCTCTACCCAAGTAGTGAACATAAATGTTATTCATAGCATTGTATACTTTCATATCACAATTCCTCTGTCACTACACGAAATGTGTAGCCTAGTTGTTTGATTAAACTTACATCACGATCAGTCAACGTAGTTGTACCTGCAATCTCAGCAAGTGTTCGTGATGTGCTACACTTAGGGTACACTCGACGTGTACCATAAGATGTTTCAATTGATACTAACAATTCCATTGTTAATGCTCCGATAGATGCACCACTACGGTGCGGTTAATTGTTTTCTGTGCAAAGCAACCTGCCTTGCAGTCCATGCAGTGACCTTTCAAACCCTTATGGGTTTTAGGACACTTGAACATACGATCACCATTAGGTGCAGTGGTACGATCATCATCGCCAAAGAACATGATGTTCCAACCTGCATCTTGCATCATACGCCATTCGTCGTCAGTGTTAGACGGGTCAAACGATGCATTGATTGCGCAGTTTGGCAATGGCATCAGGAACTCCTGAATAGCCAGACGTAGGCCATCATCTCGCCATGCTCTGGTAGGTATCCACCATAGCACATCGGGATTGTCTAGGCACATAGCTTTGACACGGTGAATGTCTGCCATGTTTTTGAACGCCTCGCCACGGGTCATGTGACGAATACGTTGTGTAGGCTTGCGGCGTTTGGCAATCCATTGCTTGACTTCAATGGCACTGAAAGTGCTAAGTTTCTGCCAGATCGTTTCACAACGATCATCACGGTTCGCCATGTTCTTGTACATTTTGTACAGCTTCATGTTGTAGCAGGTCTGATCGCAGAAATCAGTGCGGTGAATACAAGAACCTTCATGGTTCTCAGTGTCATTGATCGGACGATCTGTTGCATACATGCCGATATCATCGACGAAACGTATAAGATCGGATAGCTCTGCGTTTGTTACTGTCATAACGGTTACTCCGTAAAAGTGTCCGACATCGGACGGTTTCAATTATTCGCCAAAGGCGGCTTGCCATTCGGCAGGTGTGATACCTGTCATCAGGAACTCACGTTGATCCGCTGTAAGATGCGGCATGGCGTTTTGGATCAACTCACCATCGACCCAAGCATCAAGCTGTGCTTGAGTGATTGGCATATCCCAGTGAGTTGTGTTGCCAGTTAAACGGGAAGTACGAATAATTTTCATTGGATAACTCCGTTAAAGTGTCCGACATCGGACGGTTTCAGTTTGAAGTGTTTATGTCTATACATGTTATATAACACTTTCACTAATCATTCAAGTGTTATATAACTGTAAGACAATAAAGTTGGATCATTTGGTTCTTTCCAACCACTGTCATAAGACAGTGATTTCTCGTTAGGTGTTTTAACATTAGCCAACATTTTGGCAAGTTCAAGTTTCTGCTTTAGCAGTTCCGCTTTCGTCATTAGTCTGCCGCCCAGATAGATAGCAAGCAGACACCGATGTAAGGGATGCCAATGAGCAGCCAATCAGGTGTCAGGATGCCTTGTGCTACGAATATCACAGTTGCTGCAAATACAATGCTTGTTAAAATCAAGCATAAAACAGTGAGAAACTTTGCAAAATACATATTAAACTCCGTTTAAAAAGTGTCCGACATCGGACGGTTTTACTTTAGTAAGGCTGCTTTAGCCTCATCGACATTCTGAAAGAATGAGATCGCACGTTGACCTGTGATTTTATCGGTACGATAAACATGCCAGATACCATTTTTATCTACGATAACTTTTACTGTGTTCATAATTAAATCTCCGATTTAAAGTTTCACCATCACTGCCCACTCTTTAGAGTGAGCAGAAACAGTGTAACCTTTGGTTACGCCGCTTTCTTTTCTTGCAAAGCAAGCTTTGAAATTAGATCGTCAATAACCTCTTCAAGGTTAAGGCCGTTAGCTTCGCACTGCTTGATGATGGTATTAACCATCACTGAGCGAGTGACAGGGACAGAGACTTTAGTCTCAGAGTGTTGCACCAACTTCGTTGGTTTGTCATCAGACTGTCCGACATCGGACACTTCTGCTTTAGCAGGTTGCTTTGGTTCATCAACTGCTTTAGCAGCAGCATTCATAGCTTTCTGTAAAGCAGAAAGTGATGTGAAGCCTTTCTTTGAGGCTTTCATGAAATCACGGCAAGCAACTTCGTTTTCAACGAACCAAAGAGCTTCGGCACGACGACGACGATCAATGGTATGAATACCATAAGTTGTCAGTGTTTGGCGGCTAACTTGACCAGAGTCAAGTGAAGACTGCGCTTTCAATTGCTGAAGCAATTTACCAAGGCGAGTATCAAAGCCAGAGGCTTTTGTGCTATCCTTCAGACTGTTAGTCTGTTTCCAAATTCTTGCTAGGGCTTTGCCCTCTTTTACTAGAGCATCCATTGAAGTTCCTTCAACTACTGAGACTGATTTTGCTGATTTAGCCATGATACTTTCCTTTACTAACTATTGTAACATTAAGAGAGTTTATTATCTCTCTCACCCTAAAGGGAGAGATATAAACTATCTATGTTACTAGAATAGTTAGTAAGTAATAGAAGTCAAGCCCCATAATTTCTCTTCAAGAAATTCAACACGTCATGTGATCCCCTGCGCTTGCCGTTTCCTGCGCTACTGCAAGAAATAAAATGTTCCATTTTTTTCTGAAGTTCATGCGCTAAACTCGTGAAGAAGTGTGACCTAATTGCCACAGTAAGATACCACCTTCGGTGAACCGTCCGACATCGGACACTTTGAACTGGGTCAGCTTCACGATCCTACAAGCCGTATGCAGCTCTGCCAATGACCACCACCCCCTCTGGGGGTAGGGTAAAAATGTGCATTGTATCTTCAACACACCTTCGGTGTTACATTATAACCTTTTTACTCACTCTAAAGAGTGGCAACTGATTCCATAACAGTTGTCGTAGACAAGTAACCCATTGAAATTGCTTACACCTTCGGTGTGTTGGTGAACTGAGACACTTCTGCTGCTCTCACCACACGTCATGACATTGCATTATGCGCAGAATTGTGTGCGGTGAGTAGGCCACGGGCAGGGGACAGGGTGGGGGTGTACGTATATATGCATGTATAAATACACAGATCAGGAAAAATGGAGTGTTAACCACATTACATACATAGTGGTTTACACAGAACATGGTTCTTCAAAACGTGGGATTACAGGAACAATGTTCTTATTATATCTGCTAGGGGTTGACATGCCTCACAGAATGTGTAAAACTATTATAGTTAAAACTAAGATGACACTTAAAGTGATTCACTTAACTGTAATTATAGTTAGATATAATTATACTTAACTTATTTATCACGTATATGTAACACTTAAAGTGTACGCCGTTAGGCGAGGAGTTTGTATTGTATAAAGAAAGTTCTTGACAATGAAGCAAAAATCAGTAAAACTATATACTGACAATGTTCTTTCTGAGTTTTATAATCATTTACTTAATGGAACTATAGATAGATTGCATATCCCTCATAGTGATGTATTCTATGTACGAGAGGCCGTACAGAACCACTATGGGAGGAAGTTTACGTTGGAACATGTAGAATGGGCTATGCGTATGGAAGGATGGACGGACGGTACTGACTAATGAGTATACCTGAAAGAGTCAAAACTAAAATGAAAGAAGAGGGGCTTACTGGTGTTAACAAACCTAAGCGTACACCTAAGCACCCAACTAAATCACATTGCGTAATGGCTAAGGAAGGTGACACTTATAAGTTTATCCGTTTTGGTCAACAAGGTGTAAAGGGGGCAGGTAAGAACCCCACTAGTGCTAAAGACAAAGCACGTAAGAAAAGTTATTATGCACGGCATAATGCTCAAGGTAAGCCGACTAGTAAACTAAGTGCTAAGTACTGGTCGCATAAGGTCAAGTGGTAAAAGGACGTAATTAAAATGTTGGCTGGATTATTGACAAAAATAGGAAAGGCAGTAAGTAAAACTGCTACAAAATCAGAGGCGAATGCAGCTCGTAAAGCTATTCGAGCCAACCCTAAGATGAAGGGTGAAAAAGAAGCGGCAGCTATTGCTAAGATTAATCAGGCAGAAAAAAAGAATATTGATTCTATTGTAAAGCGTGGTGAAGCAGCAAAGCCTAAACCAAAAGGTGATCGTTCAGCAATTCCTCCAGCTAAACGTAGACAATCTGGCGAAGAAAGAGCACGTGCAGCAACAGGTCGTGTAAGTGCAAAGACAACTACACAACAGAATAAAAAAGAAGGTCCAGGTTCTATGATAGCGTATACCAGTGTTTCACGTGCTGAAGGTAAACGTAAAGCTAAAGCTGATCTGGCGGCAGGACGTATTACAGAGGCTAAATATAAAAGCATTATTACTGCTATTAACCGTGCGAATGCTGAAGAAGTAAACAAAAAAGGTCGGGGTGTTTCTCAAAATGCAGCAGATATGAAAGCTAAGTCTGTCACTATACCACGTGCCCCATTTAAAATTCCTGCAAAAGCAAAAGGCGTTAAAGGACTTAACTATAACAAAGGCGGCTACGCAAACTGTGGCGCATCTGTAGCAGGAACACAAGGAAATAACTAATGTCTAGAAGTACTACAATATCGAGAATAAGAAATGAAATTAAAGCTAAAAAGAGGCTACAGAAAAATTCTTCCACACCAGCGCAACGTGCATTTGGTGGTGGTCGTCGTGTAGGTAAACAAGTAGGGCGTAGACAAGGTGCAGCAGCAGGTCTAGGTGCAGGACTTACCGTTGCGGCTATTCGTGAAATGACAAATGCATCTGAACTAAAAAAGTTGGAAAAGGAAAATCTTTCTTTAGCACAAAAAGCAGCGATTAGGGAAACACTTCTTAAAATTGCATCAGAAGAAGCAGCAAAACCTAAACGCACTGTTCCTCGTACATCTCAGTCTCCTAAACCTAAGCTTCGTCCTAAAATGAAAGCAGGAGGTTCTGTTGACCCAGCTTGGTTAAAAGCTATGAAAAAAGAAGCAGACAAACTTGGTGTTCCTTTGCGTGATCTTCTTACTAAGTATAACGGCAGAGGCGGTCCAACTACCCGTGATAAGTACGGACCACAAAAACCAAAGTCTAAAGGTAAGAAAGCTAGTATGATGAGAGCTGCTAAGGGCGGTTATTCTAAGAAAAAGAAGTAGTACTATGTGGATAGGGATAATGCTTGTGTGTTTTGATCCTATGGCATTGTCCTGTAAGATTATAGCAAAACCAGAACCTTTCTATACTGAGGAAACGTGTTTAAAGGAAGCAGAGCGGATAGCAAGTACTATAAGGCAAGGGGGTGCTTATGCTACTCCCCACTGCCACAAAGTTGAAGGAAATAGTGCCTAATGCCTATACGTAAAGTTAAGGGTGGTTACAAGTGGGGTGACTCAGGTAAAGTGTATCCTACTCGTAAAGGTGCAGAGAAACAAGCTGCCGCTGCGTATGCCAGTGGTTACAAGAAAATGAATGAAGGTGGATTTATTATGGAGACATGTGAAGGATGTCAAACACGGGGTAACTGCTTGGCAGCAGGTAAGTGTTTAAAAGGCGGTAAAGATAAATGAATTTTACAGATTGGCAATCGGAACTAGAGAAACATGGATACGTAGTTACTGATGACACTGTTACTACACAACGTGGTGATGTGCTTGCAGGTAAAGACCCTTATGGTGGGTATTATATCAGTGACTCACGTATTCAAGACATTGTAAGTAAAAAGCCCAATGTCAAGAAACAAGTAAAGAAAGCAGTAAAGAAAGTAGCATCTAAAGCTGCTGAACTTGTAATGGAACGTGCTCGTGACAAAAATGGACATTTTATTGCAGATGATCCTAATACAGAAGTCAATGAGGCGTGGGTAGTTAAGAACAAAAAATAAATGAGCTTAGTAAACCAAGGTAAATCAGCACGTATTAAATCTGTGTATGGTCACAACACGGGAACAATATACGAAACTGTATACACCTGTCCTGCTAATGCAGTGGCAGAAGTTACCTTTATTCACGTAGTAAATGGTGGAAGTTCTACTAACTCTGTAGAAGTAGAATGGTACGTAGCTGCAGATGACTACACCTCTCACTTTTTAAAAGGTAAGAGTATCAACGCAAGTGACTATGTAAATTTTTCTAACATTGATCTTGTCTTACAAGCAGGTGACGAAATACGTGTTACTCCTTCATCTGCTGGGCACATTGATACAATTCTTACAATAACAGAAACGTTTATCCCTGTTGGTTAATGCATAACGGGGTTGCATTATTGTGTGTAGTATGCTATAACTATATATGATATAACTATCTCTGGTAGCAAAAGTTACCGATAACACAAGGAGATAGTTATGAAAGAATGGTTTAAGAAAACATTTAACGCCTTTATTGAGGCACGTCAGGCAGAAGCAAATCGCCGTATTGCGGCAATGCATTTGTATCGTATGTCTGATCGTGAATTAAATGATATTGGTATTGGGCGTGGAGATATTAAACGAGTAGTATACGATGAGAGCACCACGGAAATCCCCCAAGCCAAAAAAGAAAAAAAGCACCGTAAACTCGGCTGGAAACTACACAAAGCCAGCATTGCGTGAACGGTTGTTTAAAAAAATTAAAGCAGGTAATAAGGGCGGTGCAGCAGGTCAATGGTCTGCACGTAAAGCTCAGATGTTAGCCAAGCAGTATAAAGCTGCAGGTGGCGGGTATAAAAGCTAAGAGGGCAATATGGACCCAGTGACAATTATCAGTGGGGCTACCGTTGCCTTCAACGCACTTAAAAAAGGTTTTGCTATAGGCAAGGACTTGCAAGATATGTCTGGTCAACTAACTCAATGGGCTGGATATATGGCAGACTTAGGCCAAGCAGAGAAACAAGTAAATAATCCTCCGTGGTGGAAATCTATGGGCGGTTCAGTTGAAGCTGAAGCTATAGAAGTATTTGCTGCTAAACGTAAAGCAGAAGCTATGAGAGAAGAGTTACGTAGCTACATTAGTTTTGTCATGGGGCCAAGTGCTTGGGACGAATTAGTAGCTACAGAAGCTCGTATTCGTAAACAAAAGAAAGAACACGAGTACCGCAAAGCAGAGTTACAAGAAGCAATTATAACTTGGACATTAACAGGTTTATTATTGCTTGCTGGTATCGGCGGTATTATATTCTTTGCATGGTTAACCGCAAATGGCTAAAGCTAAATCACAACAAAGTTTAGATAAGTGGACTCGACAAAACTGGAGAACCAAAAGTGGTAACCCTTCGACGCAAGGACCAAAAGCTACAGGAGAACGTTATCTACCTGAAGCAGCTATTAAAGCAATGTCTAGTTCGCAGTATGCAGCTAGTACAGCACAAAAAAGAAAAGACACCTCAGCAGGTAAGCAGTTTTCTAAACAACCTAAAGGGGCGGCTGAGACTGCCAAACGTTTCAGAAGGACTTGATACATGGTCGTAGATTTTGATGTAGATGGTGATGGCACAATCACTCCAGAAGAAGTAGCAATGAAAGAACGTATGCTTGAAATAGAGCTACGTGAAGAAAAAGCAGAATCACAAAAGTTTATGGCTTGGGTAGCTATGGGCATGATGATTATTTTTACTGTATTTCTGTTTACTCCTTTTATGTCAGACTCAAGAGTAAATGCTCTAGCAGATTTGCTAGGGCTATTTTATATCGCACAAACTGGCGTAGTTGCTGCTTACATGGGGGCTACAGCATACATGGCAGGTAAGCCTATGGGTGGTAAAGCAAAGGATATGCGGTAATGGGATTTAAACTAAGCAACAGATCATTAGGTAAACTTGAGGGTGTTCATCCCGATATGGTAGATACAGTCAAACGTGCTATTGAATTGACATCAGTAGATTTTGGCGTAACGTATGGAGTTAGAACCCTTCAAGAGCAAGAAAAACTGTATGCTTCGGGTAGATCACAAACTATGAAATCAAAACATCTGATTCAAGAAGACGGATACTCACATGCCGTAGACCTTGTAGCTTATGATGGCTCAGATGTAATATGGGAAATTAACGTCTATGATAATATTGCTGACGCTATGGCAGCAGCCGCTATGGAAGTTGGGTGTGCTATTAAGTGGGGAGCAGCTTGGTCAGTTGGAAATATTGCTCGTTATGACGGTACAATGGAAGATGCTATGAACGAATACATTGACCTACGTCGATCACAATCCCGTAGACCCTTTATTGATGGCCCACATTTTGAACTTATGTAATGCGTTGGCTAGTCCTAATCTTATTATTATCTAGTTGTGGTTTAACTTCTTTATTACCTACAGGCGGCACTAATGTAGCAGCCAATACTCAGCTAGGAAAAGAAAACAAACAAGCTGTAGTTACATATGAAGAAGAAGAAACTAACAACGCAGGACGTGATATTGTTACAGAAACAAAAGAAGTAGAAGCAGGTCCAGTAGAAAAGCTACTAATTAGTAATCAAAACATTCCACCTTGGGTTATGCTTTTATTAATACTGGGATGGTTACTTCCTACGCCAACACAAATAGGTCAATCAATTGCAAACTTTGTGCTTGCATTGTTTAGAAGAAAGAGTTAAAATGGCAAGAGCACTAACAGAAAAACAACAGAAACTACTTGCAGTCTTATTTGACGAAGCGGGTGGTGACATTGTAGCTGCAAAGAAAATTGCAGGATATTCAGACGCTACTTCATCTACAGAAATTATTAACTCTTTAAAAGACGAAATACTAGATGCTACATCTGCTTACATGGCACGTAATGCTCCTAAAGCTGCTATGGCTATGGTAGGTGCTTTATACGAT